TTCTTCGACCTCGGAGTACTTGGGTTTGGTAAACCTTGGCGCCGTCTTTTTTTCTTTGTCTTTTGGACTGAAAGTCTTTTCTTTTTCTTTACTACTAGTAACTATACTAACTAAGCTAACACGTGTGCGCACGCGAGGCTTTTCCTGATTTTCAGGAAATTTTTCCTGATTTTCAGGAAATAAGGGGTCTTCTGACTTTTCCTGATTTTCAGGAAATAAGCCCTTAGATTTCTTCATGACATAACCCTTAGACACGAGCTCTTCATACGCAGCATAGTGCGCATGTTTTCCGTCTAAAGAGATGTCTAAAACTGAATGTGCGTTACCCTTAGTTGCTGAGAGAACTAAGTAAAGGCCCTTAGCCTTGAGCGATAGACTGCCATCCATCGCTACATTTTTTAATTGTTCGTCCATAAAATTTGCGCAAATCAAAAATTACTGTAAATTTGTGGCATACTCATAGTGTGAAGTTTTCTTCATATTGTTTGGTGTTTAGGGTGAAAGGAGGGGTGGTTCCCTCCTTTCTTTTTTTACAGGATTCTTATCGTGCGCATAACCAAGTTGGTCCAAAATTCATTTTTGGCTTGGTTAAACTTACCACGGATGTATCCATTGATAAGAACCCGGTCTCCGACCTGCACAGCTTCCAGTAGAGCGGAGTTCTTATTGAAAGAGGTAATCTTGAGCGGTTGCTCCTTGATAACGCCTCTATCGTCCGTTATTGCGTTGTTAATTACGAAGTCAGTCACTACAATAAAGTCGTCTTTAGACTTTTCAATCTTAGTCGTGCTGACCTTTCCTGCAAAAATTCCTTCGGCCGTAAACTTTACATCTTTCATTCCTTTTGTAATTTGATATTGAACCTAAGAGACGTGCGGTAAGACACGTTTCCACGTGCGCCAAAGGTAATAACTTGTGCGCCATTGTCAATCATGTACTTACGTACCAGATTCTTAGCGTGTTGTAGTTCGTTCTCGACATCTTTGACTCGGGTCATCAAGTGACTTACAGACTCGCACATATCCCAAATCTCATCGTCTCCTTCAATAACTAGCTCAGCTTCCTTCTGCTTAGCATAGTCAGACAGGAAAGATTGGTATGGCTCAGACTGCTCCTTGTAAGGCTCAGGCTCGTATGCTGCTGCTACAGCAAACTGCTCAGCTTCGTCTAAGTCTTCAATCATTACGGAAGCCGTAAGGAGATTTTGATGAAAGCTTTGTATCGTAGGGTAGATATGGTTAAAGAACGTTTCGTTTCTTTCGATTACGTGCACATTCCACCGGTTAGCATCTTCGATGATGATTAAGACACCATACTCGCACTCCATTAGTTGAACGTATGTAATGAGCTGGGCCAAGTAACTTGGGTTTATGCTAGACTCCCATAGTCTTGTCGCCTGACCGCTTTGGTATTTAATCTCACATACTCCCCACTTCTTGCGTCCCTTGAGTTTAACAAGCCCGTCTATGTTTGCATGGAACTCGGGATACTTAGAGTTTATGAAGGTAGCCTTGCGCTGTCTAACGCTATTCACCTTTAGGCCATCGTTGTAGTTATCGACGAAGGACTCAGGCTCATCTACATCGTAGTATTGAAATAGTCTACGTATCTCAGCCTCAAGCTCGCGTCCCATAAGCATAGGTACGCTGTCATGAAACTCACGCTTGTACAGTTTAAGTTTCTCGTAGAACAGTTCCACGTTAGACTTCCACCTGTTTAGACCGACGCAGGTTCCAACGTCTGAGCCGCCAAGTGTGTTCTGAGATGCCCGGAACTTCTCCCATTCTTTTCTAGACATCTTTGAGATGTCAACGTATGAGATATTTTTAGGTAGGGTTTTGTTTGTAATCATTTCTCGTTGGTTTTGTATTCGTTGTCAAAAGCATCGGAAATCTGACGAATGTTCAAGTCCCCATACTTGTAAGCGAAGTCAACCATTCGGTCTTTTTCCTCTTGCTCAAAGGTCATAACCTCTTTGGCTGCCATCATCAATGCCTCGCATTGTGGTGTGTGTTTAGACCATTCTCCGGCTAATTCGTCAAGACGGTCTGCAATTTCTAATGTTAGTGTTTTCATTTGTTGTTAAAATTTTGCCAAATTTGATAAACAAAGTAGTTTGTCTATCATTTTTTAGCGTTAAATAGTTGAGATGCTTTTTCAATTCGGTCAAGGTAATTAGACCGGTGTTTCATGTACTCGTTGTGTATCTGCTGATACTCTTCTGTGTAGTTCTCCTTCCCAAAGTCCGCTCGGTTGTGACATGGTCTACATAAAGCCATTAGGTTTTCGATGAAGTCCATTTTCTTAGACCCGCCCATTCCCCTAGGATTTATATGATGTATGTCACAGGCCGGGCGTTTACACCTCTCGCATTCTATGTAGTCAAACTCGGTGTATCCCATTCCTTGTAAGTACACCTTTGTGTGGTTCTTCATAAAGTGTAAAGTAAAACGCTCACATTTTGTAAAGTGATAGATAAATCTTTGCCTCACGTAAGGCCATCATGTAGTCAACATCCGCCTCGTCTAATTCCTTGAACAGGTTGGCCGGAGTCCCGTAGGGCCCCGGCGTTCCAGTCTTCCATTGTCTAAGTGCGGTATCGAAAGTATCCTTAGCTGACACGATGTTGTGTAAAAGTCTTAGTTCTTTAGTCATTCCATCATATCTAATAAGCATCTCTCTACCTCTCCCCAATATTGTATTACATCAATTTGGTCGATGAACCCAGAGATTCTCTCGTTGTTATTAATCACCTCCTGCACAACCAACATAGCGCAAGTAATGGAAACATTCCAATTACCCGAAGCGCCCGTAGTGCCAATCTCTTTCGCCATCTTAGACACTAAGTCCTCTGCTTTATTTCTTGGGCTCATCTTCTTCTAGGCATAGGTCCTCTAAGGGAGTATTAAGTAATTGGTGAACGCCACGTTGGATAGCCATAAAGGTCATCTCGTTGTCTTCAAACAGCGTATTGAGCGGGTCACGTAGGTGACTCTCAAGTAGCTTCTCAAGATTGTTGATGGTGAACTTTACTCGTTGGCTGTATAGACTAGTGTGCTTGAGGTCGTCCATAATCTCCAGAGAGCACTGAAGGGCTACGACAAGCTTGACTGCCAGTCTATTTGAGTCGTCTCTTGTCATAGCTTGAAAGCCTTTAGCGATTCTGTAAAGTCGTTGGTCAGTCTTACCTGCTCGAGCATCTCTTCAACAACCTCACGTGTCTCCTGCTGTGCGTCGGGCTTCAGCCTTAGGTGGCACATATGAACGAAGGCCAAGAACGAACCGGTCCATATGAACTCGGTGTTGAGAGCAAGCGGGAGAATACTCCTCGCCTGCTCTTTAGACACGCCTAATGCAATCAATCCTATGTATGCCGCCTTGGCCTTATCAATGACATGGTCCTGCAATGCAGTAGCCAACTCTTGGTTATCAATAAACCCTTCGCTGCCTTGCTTGCTGTTCTTAGACTGCTTCCTCCATCGAGTAATACGTGTGTATGAATCGCTGAAGTCCACATACCTTCCGGAGATAGAATTTACACTCACCCCAACTTGATGCTTGAAGAGCTGGCGCTCAACATAGATGGGGCATGATACCCGGAACTGCAATGTCTGATGTCTAAATGGGCTCGTGTGTCCGTGCTCAACCAAGTAGTGTATAAGCCGAGCGTTCTGCTCAGCTGTATACTCGCTTGCTAACTTGCTGTACGATACCCGGGCAACATCGACGGCGTTGTCGTCGTTGCCATAGTGTGAGATTAGCTGTACCATCTTATTCGCCTGTCAAGACAAACTGCTCGAAGCGCTTGGCAGCCATGATAATAGACGGAACGTCCGTTGCTTCTTTGTTTGAGAACAACTCGCATGCCGCCTTGATACATGTCTGACGGATGATGGCCGTGTCACGGTCAGCACCAGCCTTGTTAGACGGAAGGGACTGATACGCTTGGTTAGACACGCTCGCGGGTGCGGGTGCTGTTGACGTTCCCTCTACCTCTAAGATTTTAGCCGTGCCGGCCGTTGGGTTTGTTATCTGCAATGATACAGCCATACCCACGCTGGCAGGCGCCATTTGGGATTTCTTGTATATGCAATAGACTTTTCCCTGAATGGTCAGCTCATGCCGCCACATGTCTTTGAATGCCTCAGCCTTGCAGGCTTCTACGATACCTTGTACAATCATGGTTCTAAAATTTGATGAAATTGATTTTTGGTTAATTGAACTCTTCGGCTAAACTCTTTGCCATATATCCACTTAAGGTTACATGCGCGGTTGTCGTTGTAGTCTTTGTTTATGTGGTAGACATGGCCCAACTTTCTTTGCTGTGGTTTGAACTCTCTCAGCACAAGTGCAGACACCCTTCTCCACTCAAAGCGCTTGAGTATTGGATTCTTTAGATAGACACACAACTCCCTGTTCCTGCGTATTGGTTTTAACACGTGGCCGTATTTGTTTCTAACACGGCCGAGGTCGGACACTTGATACAAAGGGTATAGAGTAATGTTCTTCCAAGTCTCTAACATTTCTTCCAACGTTTTTGGTTAGACAATATGTATGTCGCCATTGAGCTATATTGATTGTCATTTAGCTCATCTATTACGTTGTCGTTCCCGTAAATCATGAACTCTTCAGTAAAGTCGCCCAACTCTGAGAACATGTACCTATTTCCGTTCACTCTAAAGTAGAACAAGCATACGCTACGTCCGCTATAGACAATCTTGTCTATGGTCATGTGCGTGGTCAGCTTTCTCCTGAGCCATATTAGAAATCTAAACAACAAACGTTTCATACGGCTTGAGATAAGATGTGTTCCACCTGCGGGAATCGTTCGGT